CTGCAGGTAATGCTGGTGGTAACGGAACAGGCAGCGGTAACTCAGGCGGCGGTGGCGGCGGTTGGGGTGCTTATGGTGGTAACGGAACAGAGCCAAACCCAGCTGGTGGAGCAGGTGGTAAAGCTATAGATGACAGCGGTAATAGTTACACTCTATCTAATAGCGGTACAATTTACGGTGGTACATAATGACAATTAAATACGTATACAACAATAAAAATTTTAACACTCAAGAAGAAGCAGAAGCTGAAGTCTTAGTAATTAAAAACAGACTTGACAATTACCCTACAGACTGGGTTATAATGAAGCAGATAAGTCAAAATGAAGACGGCACATGGGAAGTTCCAGCTGTCTCATTAGATGATGTTGAAATTAATAATCTAGAAGAAAATGGAATGTATCAAGTACACTGCCCTTATAATGGAGAGAATTTATCCCCATTAACCGCTGCAGAAGCTACTGCAAAAGTTAATGAGTTTCGTTCTGTATACGCAAACTGGTTAAATGTAACTAAAATTTTAAAAATGACAAAAGTTGCAGCAACAGAAACAACTGCTGAAAGTCGTGATATTGTTGAAATAACAACAGAAGAAGACATGTCAGGTTACATTTAATGAAGCTTCCCTTTTTTAACAGGCAAAACTATATAGTATTAAAATGCTATACACCTTTAGAAATACTTGATAAACATAAGACTCTTGAACTCTCCTCTAAAAATATGGAGGTTAAAAGAAACGAATCTTCCTTAGATATAATGTCAAATAAGACAACCTTTAAGGGTTGTTATGGTATGTTACACTCTTTAAGCAGAAGTGTAACTATTAAATCCTGTCAGGAGTTTAAAGTAGAGTGTAATGGTACTGACGTAAAATATGACGCACCTAGTGAGATTATGGGCTATGATGTGGACTCTCATATGCGTGACTCATATTTTGATGCAGGTGATTCTGTAATTACAAAGATACTAATGCCTTGGCAAGTAACAGAAAAGACAGGTGCAAAATTTGTATACTCAAGGCATATACAAAACACTACATTTATGAATATTCCAACAGGTATACTTAGCTTTAATAATGGGTATAGTGTTAATGTATTTAATTATATCCCTAAAATGAATATAAAATACAAGATAGATTTTTTACAGCCTTTAACCTCTCTGCACTTATTAGAAGATAAAAAGTTAATAGTAGAGACTTATGTGGATGCTAATAAGTACTCAGAACTTTGTAACGTTGCCAAATCATCAAGAGTATACTTTAAGAACAACCAAGTAAAACTAGAAAAAATAGAAAAGCTAAATAAAGAAAGTAAGTGTCTAGGTAGGTAATAATGCTAAGTTTTGCAGCAGTATCAGAAACAGCAATAGCAGAATCAACAGTTATACTTGATGCTTCTGCATTTATGGCAGGTGCTGCAGCTACTGCGTCTGCAGGTACGTTAGAGTATGATGCTAAGGCATTTACACCTGCGCTATCTGCAGTCACAGCTACAACAGCTATCACAGCGTTTGATGATGTAGATGCACAGGCTAGTGTAACGCTAGATGCAACCACAGCAACTATAACACCTCATCAGTTTACAGCGTTTGATGATGTTAAAGGTTCATTTAGTGCATATCCTAGCGGTGCTGCTACAGCTACATTTAGTTTAGGTGCAGATGCACACCCTACCTTTACAGCGTTTGGTGATGCTCAACTATCTACAGCACAGAAAAAGTTTGGCACGTCCTCACTACTTCTTGACGGTACAGGGGATTATGTTAAGTCTAGTGCAAATAATCTCCAAGACGCAAACTTTACTGTAGAGTTTTGGATATACACCTCTAATCGTTTGCAAGATGCTTACCTGTGGGATGGACAGGTATCTAACTCAGGTTTAGCATTAGCTATAACAAGCCTTGGTAAGGTACGTATCATAAAAGATAATACTATCTTAGGTACTTACAATAATAATCTGTCTGACAACACATGGCATCATATAGCCCTTGTAGCTAACTCAACCCTTTTAACTGTTTGGATTGATGGTTCACCTAGAGGGCAAGCTACTATTTCAGGCGGTTTAGGCAGCTACCCTAACCAGCCTTACTATATCGGCTCTCGCCATAATGAAACTGCGTTTTTCAACGGTTACATAGATGAGTTCAGAGCCACAAATACATCTCTGTATACATCTACGTTTACGCCACCTACCTCTGCGCTTACAGACACAGGCGATACAAACGCCTTGCTGCAATTTGAAGGCACTAACGGTTCTACTACTATAACAAGTACAGATACCGTAGATGCTATTACCGCTAATGGTAAAGCTAATGTTGTACCTCCTGCAGCAACAGCTACAACAGTAGCAGGTACAGCAGGGTTTGACGCTAAAGCTAATATCACTCTTGATGCAGCTACAGCAGATGCTGACCTTACAGTTAATGACTTAGAAGATGAAGACGCTCAAGCCACAGCCACAGTAAGCGGTGTATCTGCAACTACAGCAACCAACTGGGATACAGTAAACGGTATTTACGCAGTACAGGTTGTATATTTAAACACAGACTTTGAGCGTACAAGAACAGTCAATGTTGTCCCTTATGGCAACTACAAAGTATATGTTACACGATAGGATATTATAATGGCGTATAAATGGCCTGACCTAGACCCAAATGAAATACAAGCATACAGCGTTGACTGGTCACGTTTCCTAAATACAGGAGATACTATCTCATCTGTAGTTTGGCTTGTTAATGGTACTGTTACAGGTAGCTATGGCATGACAGATAACCTAACTATTGTGCAACCTACTAATACTACAACGGTTGCTACTGTACGTATTACTGGCGGTAATGTAGGAACTAAGTATAAGATTGGCTGCAGGGTAACTACTGCAGATGGACTTATTTATGAACGGTCTATTAATTTGACTATTCGGGAGCAATAATAATGGCTTATGATTTTCTTGGATTAGTTAATGATGTAAACCGCCGCTTGAATGAAGTAGCATTAACTACAGCTAACTTTGCATCTACTACAGGTTATTACTCTTTTGTTAAAGAAGCTATTAACTCCTCTATCCGTCACATTAATCAAGAAGAGTTTGAGTGGCCTTGGAATCATCGTGAAGAAGAGTTGACACTTACAGCAGGTACATCTCGCTACCCTTTTCCGCTTGATGCTAAAACACTTAATATGAATACGTTTCGTATTAAGCGTGATGCTACATTTGGTAATTCAACAGTAAAACTTAAACCTTTGAGTTATGAAGAATATCTTGACAAATATGTAGATAATGAGTATAACTCTAGTGCAAGTATTAGAACTACGCCAGAATATATTGTTAGAACACCTAGCAGAGAATTTATTTTAGTACCAACACCAGATCAAGCATATGAACTTGTGTATGAGTATTACCAATTAGGGTACGACTTAGAATTACACAATGATGTTCCCACTCTCCCAGAATCCTACAGAAACGTTATCGTAGACGGTGCCATGTATTATGTGTACCAATTCCGTTCAGACACCGCTATGGCACAGCTATCACAGCAGCGTTTTGAAGATGGTATTAAGTATCTACGAAGCTTACACATAAACCGTACAGACTACATTCGTGACAGAAGAGTACACTATTAATGGCAACACAATGGCAGACATTTCCTGTTGAGTTTAGAGGCGGCTTGCTTTCTAACATGAGCTTGTTGCAGCAAGGTATGGGTGCTGTAGGTTCTGCACGTATTCTACAAAACTTTGAGGTAAACAAAGAGGGTGGTTACTCAAAGATTCGTGGGTACGAGAAGTTTAGTGATGATGAGGTTCCGGGTACTGATGAGGTATTAGGGCTTAAAGTAGTATCATCAGGTCGCTACATTGCTGCACGTAAGGTTGATGCTGATGCAGTAACAGCATACCCAAGCGATCTCGTATCTGGTGACATCGGTAAAACAGCATACTACTATAGCACAGGTACTGCTTGGAGCTTTACAGCCCTTGGTCCTACATCTAACGCAGGTAAAGTTCGTCACACTACATTTAACTTTGATGGTGATGACAAGGTTATATTTGTAGATGGTACTAACTATCCAAGTATTTATAATACTAATGGAAACGTTCATACCTTTTTAAATGCATCTAGTCCTAATATTAATACTGACGTAGAGGGTGCAGAGTTTGTAGTAGTATTTAAAAACACAGCATTTTATTCAAACGGTAATACTCTTTTATTTACCGCACCGTTTACTGTAGATGATTTTAGTGCAGCTAATGGTGCAGGGTCTATAGGACTTGCTCACGATATTACAGGTCTTGCAGTATTTCGTGATCAGCTTATCGTATTTACGACAGATACTATTAGTCGTTTAACAGGTAATACATCTGCTGATTTTAGACTAGCACCTATTACAGAAAAGATTGGCTGCATTAACGGCGATACTATTCAAGAGGTAGGTGGCGATATCATGTATTTGTCACCTGATGGTATCCGTCAACTAAGTGCAACAGATCGTATTGGTGACTTTGCTCTTGATGTTGCATCTGATAGAATTAAAGAAGACTTTAACGACTTCATTGGTGGTAGCACTCAGTTTTCCTCTTGTATAATTCGTGAGAAGTCTCAATACAGATTGTTCTCATATAAAGGCAGTCAACGTTCTATATCAGCAGAGGGTCTAATTGCTACTAAAGTTAGCACACAGGGTTCTGCAGGTATTGAGTGGTCTACTGTCAGAGGTATTAAAGCTTACGTAGCAGATAGCGTTTATTCTGGTAATACAGAGGCTATTGCTTTTGCTAATAATGATGGCTACGCTTATACTATGGAGACTACAAGCTCTTTTGATGGAGAGGCTATTGAGGCTATTTTTGAATCAGCGTATATGCCTATTAATGATCCACAAGTAAGAAAAACTTTTTATAAAGCTGTATGGTA